TATTATAGATGGGGCTGGAGCAGTTAGAGAACTGTGGCCATTACGACCTGATTATATGACCATTAAAAGATATAATGGGCAGCTTGTTTATTCATATGATAGTCCGACTAATGGTTTAATTGTATATCCTGCTAATAGGATATTGCATATAAAAGGCTTAAGCAATGACGGGTTGCAGGGACTCTCTCCTTTAGATTATTTCAGGAATTCTGTGGGTTTGGGTTTGGCGGCCGAAGAATACGGCGCACGGTTTTTTAATAATGACGCAAGACCTGGCGGTGTTTTGGAACATCCTAATACATTAAGCGAAGAAGCCATAAAGCGTCTTAAAAAATCCTGGGAAAAGAGCTACAGAGGATTAACTAATAAACATAGAATTGCAATTCTCGAGGAGGGAATGAAGTTTCATGAAATAGGAGTTTCTCCCGAATCAGCACAGTTTCTTGAGACTAGAAAGTTTCAAGTCAATGAAGTTGCCAGAATATTCCGGGTTCCTCCGCACATGATAGGCGACTTAGAAAGATCGACATTCAGCAACATAGAACAACAATCTATTGAGTTTGTAATACATACGATCAGGCCATGGCTGGTAAGATGGGAACAGGCGATGAATCAAAAATTGTTGACATCGCTAGAGAGAAAAAAATATTTTGTTGAATTTCTTGTTGATGGGTTGTTGAGAGGGGATATTAAGAGCAGATATGAGGCGTATGCAGTAGGCCGGCAGAATGGTTGGTTGAGTGCCGATGACATTAGGGCTATGGAAAATATGAATCCTCTACCGAATGACGAAGGAAAGATTTACCTGGTGCCATTGAATATGGTACCGGCTAATAGTTTGGCGCCGGTGAAAGCAAAACCTGAAATCAAATCACGCGAGATACGATCATATCGAGCTGCTAAATCCAGGAGAAGAATAGCTGATTCATTTATGAATCTCTTTGAATCTACGGAAACAAAAATTGTTAAAAGAGAGACTGCTGAAATTAATAAGGCGGTAAAAAAATATCTATTACGCAGAGACAGTACAGATTTTGAAGGATGGCTTGATAACTTTTACGAAAATCATAAAGAGTATATGCAGAAAAATTGGCTACCAGTCTATCTTACAATGAGAAATGAAATTAAGAATTCTATCGCTGAAGAGCTTAATATTAATCCGGAAAAAATTTATGACGGTGATGAATTTCTAACTGCTTATATAGCATCTCATGTGGCTTATCAGGCTAAATCTAATGCAGGACAAATAAAAAAAATACTTAGAGAAAGTGAAACACCGATTGATGATATTACAATTAGGCTTAAAGAATGGGAAGAGAAGCGACCTCATAGGATTGCTCATAGGGAAACAGTGCAATATTCTAATGCTCAAGCTCGGGAATCATACAGAAGCGCAGGAGTAAGAAAATTACAATGGGTAACAACCGGAAGTAAAAGTTGTCCGTACTGCAATTCTCTTGATGGCAGAATTGTAGGAATCGACGAAGTATTTTTACCGGCAGGTTCGAATTTTCACCCTGAAGGAGCAGAAGAACCTTTGCCAATTAATACAAATATATATCACCCCCCGGCACACGAGGGGTGTGACTGTCAGATAACGGCAGCAGTTTAGGAGGGGACCGATGGAACAAAGAAAGGCAATGCCAATACATCACACAGACGTTAGTACCGGCAAATGGGATGCAGGGAAAAACGAAAAAAACTTACGGAATGATGGGGATGCCGCATATTATCGTAAGGCTTATGCATGGATGGATCCGGAAAAGGATCCCGATACTAAAGCGGCATATAAGTTTATTCATCATGAGGTTGCCAGTGATGGAACCGTAGGGCCTGCCAATCTTAGGGCATGCAGTGCAACAATTGCTGTACTTAATGGTGGAAGAGGAGGGGCGAATATTCCCGATACAGACAGAAATGCAGTATGGGCGCATGTTGCAGCACACCTGAGAGATGGTGATATGGAGCCCCCGGAACTGAAAAGTCATGAGCATAAAATTGCTCACCGATCATTCAGTGTTGATGAATTACGAATGATTGGTGAGGATAAAAAGAAAATTGTCGGACATGCGGCAGTCTTCAACGAGCTTTCGGAAGATTTGGGAGGTTTCCGAGAGAAAATAGCTCCAGGAGCTTTTCGAAAGACTCTGCAAGAGGCTGACATTCGGGCATTATGGAATCACGATCCCAATTATGTGCTTGGCCGTAATAAGAGCGGAACACTGAAGTTAGAGGAAGATGAAAAGGGGTTGGCGATTGAAATTGATCCGCCGGATACAACCTGGGCATGTGATTTGATGATAAGCATTGAACGGGGTGATATATCGCAGATGTCTTTCGGATTTCGAACCATAAAAGATGATTTTGAAAAAGAAGGAGATACGCTCATTCGTATATTGCGAGAGGTGGAATTGTTTGATGTATCTCCGGTAACATATCCTGCATATCCCCAAACGGATGTGCAAATGAGAAAACTTCGAGATGCATTAGAACGCTTTGCTGAGCCGGGTTTGACTGCCCACTCAGAAGGAGCAATAAATGCCATCTTGAAGCAAAGAATTCAAATTAGAAGAAAATTGGGAGGATAAACAATGGATAAATTAAGAGAATTACGTCAGCTTAGGGCCCAGAAAGTCGATGAGGCAGATCAGATTTTACAGACTGCTGAAAAAGAAAAGCGAGATGTAACAGAAGACGAACAGAAGAGAATCGACAATTTGCTAGCTGAAGCCGATAAAATCGAACGTCAGATAAAGACTCTCGAAAAATTGGAAAACCAGAAGAAATCTATTAGAGCATATAAAGAGGAACCTACGAAAGAAGAGCCTGAGGACCCATCTATAGGGATGAGTAAAAGAGACATAAAACAATATAGTCTGGTAAGGGCGATACGAGCTGCTGCTACTAACAATTGGAAAGGAGCAGAGCTAGAGAAAGAAGCAAGTGATGCCGTAGCGGAGAAGCTCGGGAAAGAACCACGAGGATTTTTTGTCCCGTATGATTGGATGGCAGAAAGGCGCGATTTAGTAGTAGGTACTGACAGTGCCGGAGGTTATTTAAAAGCAACCGATTTACTCGCTCAGAGCTTTATAGAATTGTTAAGAAATAAAATGTTAGTTAAGCAAGCAGGAGCAACGGTTCTTGCCGGTCTTGTTGGTGATATTACAATTCCTAAACAGTCTGGCGGAGCGACTGCATATTGGGTTGCCGAAAGTGGGGCACCAACAGAAAGTCAGCAGACTATCGGACAAGTTCCTCTAGCACCTAAGAGTGTTGCTGCTTTTACCGATATTAGCAGGAAGTTGTTAAAACAGAGTTCTATTGACGTTGAAGCTTTTGTAAGAAATGACCTTGCTACGGTACTTGCACTTGAGATTGATAGAGCTTCTTTACATGGCTCCGGAAGTTCTAATGAACCTACAGGTATTCAGAATCAAACGGGTGTTGCTGTTGTGTCTATAGGGGATAATGGTGAAGCTCCTACATGGACCCATATAGTGCAATTAGAAACCGAGGTTGCTCAGGACAATGCTGATATAGGAGCTCTTGCGTACATGACTAATGCAAAAGTACGCGGGAAACTAAAAACAACTTTCAAGAATACGAATAGTGATGTTCCAATATGGGGAGATGGGAAAACTCCTCTTAATGGATATTCTGCATATGTGACAAATCAGGTAGCTTCTAATCTTACCAAAGGATCCGGAACCGATTTGTCTGCTATTTTCTTCGGAAATTGGAGAGATCTCATTATCGGACAGTGGGGGACTCTAGATGTTTTAGTTGATCCATATACAGGTGGAACTTCCGGAACAGTAAGAGTGATTGTTTTTCAGGATGTAGATATTGCTGTTCGTCATCCCGAGAGTTTTGCAGTAATTCTTGATGCGGTTACTACATAAAATTATAGGGGGGGGAACAATCCTCCCCCTTAGTAGAATGAAACTATAAAACGGAGGAAATGATTATGAAGATAGAAGTGATAGAACCCACAATTATTAATAAAAAAGTTCGACTCAAAAAAGAAAAACTAGATTTACCAGATAATATTGCTGTTCCTCTTATAAGAAGAGGCAGGGTAAGGCCTTTAAAGAAATCAACAGTTGAACAAGCAACGCAAACAGCTCCTGAAAACACAGCTATACGGCAGGGGCGACGAGGTAAATAATGGGATTAATATTGGTTACCGCTCCTACAGAAGAACCTGTATCTCTTGCGGATGTTAAAGCACATTTGCGCATAGATATTACTGATGATGATGCTTTGCTTGGCACCTATATAACTGTTGCAAGACGATTCTGTGAACGATATCAAAACAGAGCATATATAACGCAGACATGGAAACTGGTGCTTGATGATTGGCCTGATGATGATGAAATAGAGCTCCCATATCCACCGTTACAATCAGTTACGAGCATTGTCTATTATGATACTGAAGATAATGATAACACATTGGCAACGACTGTTTACATGGTTGATGCTGATAGCGAGCCAGGGAGAGTAACGCTTAAATATAATCAGACATGGCCATATACAACACTCAGGCCATATAATGGCATAGAAATTACCTATGTTGCTGGTTACGGTGATGCTACAGGGGATGTACCTGAAAATGTGGTGCATGCGATAAAACTATTAGTAGGACACCTCTATGAAAACAGGGAGGCGACAGGAATTAGACCATTAAGCGAAATTCCTTTTACCGTTAAGGCGCTATTGGATCTTGAAAGGATTGTCGCATTATGAGAGCTGGACGGTTAAGACACAGAATAACATTTCAACAGCCTACAACTACAACAAACGCTCAAGGCGGGAAGGTAAAAAGCTGGACCGATTATGTAACATTGTGGGCAGCAATTGAGCCTGTATCCGGACATGAGGAAAGTGAGAATCACCAGGAAGAGCCGGTCACATCCGTAAATATCATAACCAGATATTACAGTGGGATTACATCTGATATGCGTATAAAATATGGTTCTAAATATTACCGAATCTCCGGGATTATAAATCGGGATGAGAGAAATATTGAATTGGACATAACAGCAGAAGAGACAAAGGATTATGAGTGATGGTAAGTGTTGAGATTGAAATACATGATATTAAAGCCATACAGAGAAAACTCAATAAGATAGGCGAGATGTTGCGTAATACAATTGTCGGAGCCTTGCGGAAGAGCGCTAAGGCTGTAAAGAAAGATGCTAAGAAACTGACACCTGTCAGGACCGGCAAAACAAGACGAAGTATCAGAAGCAGTGTAATGCGTAAAGACTTAGCTGCTTATATTGGATCCGATTATTTTGTGATGCGGTTTATAGAGGGCGGGACCAAACAGATGTCTCCCAGGAAACCTTTAGAAAAAGCGGTAAGGGCTAAACAAGATCATATCAGAGATGTGTTTTCTAAGGCCATCCGGGATGCGGTTATCAAGGCAGGCAAATCATGAGTAAACTAAATGATATAATCAACGACATTGAATCTACCCTAGCAGGAATAACTACGGCAAGCGGATACAATAATGATATCGGCTTTGTAACGAGAGAAAGCGAAGATTTCGAACGAATCAGCACGAGTAATTATCCTTTTGCGATCATCCAATGGAATACAGATGATAAAGAAACTACTGGGGCAGCTAATCAAGTTGTCATATCTGAGCTAACAGTCATCGTCCAGGGTGGTATCTATGCGACATCTAACAGAGAAACATCCTTGATTAGTTTTCTCGAGGATGTCGAAAAAGCCCTTTGCTCTGATGGTACAAGAGGTGGGAATGCCATTTATACTGTACCGGTAGGGATAGAAGTGTTTGATACATCGAAAGAAAACGTAATTGTATTCAATTATACATTTCTCATTGAATATCAATATATCTATGGGAATCCATAGGAGGGGTTTATGAAGATAAAAACGAAAGGGGCATTTGAAACAAAAGCTCATAGAGTAATATCCAAAAAAGCCGGAGAAATAATCAATATGCCCGAAGAAGATTATCTCGAAGTAAAAGACTTATGCGAGGTAATAGAACCAAAGAAGAAAATGGAGGTAAAAGATGGCAATAGGCGTAGGACATAACAGCTATTTAGGTGTTGCGAAAGAAACTACTTATGGTGTTGGAGTAGCACCTGCCACGTTCATTGAATATACGGATGAGAGTATAGCAAATACCATTAATCCGATTACATCGGGAGCGCTCGTAGGCTCGAGGTTTAAGAACTCCATATTAATGAGCGGTATAATCGATATTGGAGGCAATTTCAAGTTTGAGGCCAATCCTGACAATGTGGGCTTGATTATTGGCGCAGCTTTGGGTTCAGAAACCACAACTCAAGTTGGGACAACAACCGCATATGATCACGTTATAACACCGGCTGATAGTTTGCCCTCATTAAGCATTGAAATTGGAAGAGACGTAAAGGTATCAAGATATGCTGGTTGTGTGATTGATGGTCTTACTTTCAATGCTGATATCAATTCCATACTTTCAATTGAGGCTGCCATAAAAGGTGCGAGTGAGAATGATTCTGTCAGTGCAGCAACAGCGAGTTATAGTTCCAAGCTCCCATATATTTTCACTATGGGGACAATAAAAATTGACACCGTAACAGTCGCTTATGTTAAGAATTTAAGTCTGTCTCTTGCAAATAATCTTTTTGGTGACAGATATGTACTAAATGGCAGCCAAGAGCGAGTAGGGTTGCAACCTCAGGGATCACAAGTGACGGGATCGATGGAGCTGGAATTTACTAGCGATGGATATGCGCAGAGGACTAAATATCTAAATGGTACTGCAGTTGCATTACAGATTATATTTACTTCAACCGAGGAAATCGAGACGGGATATTATTATACCCTAACTATTGATGTACCATATATAAAATACCAGAAAGCCGATGCAAATGTTGGAGGTCCTGATGTCATACCATTTAGTGTAGACTTTGAGGCATATCAGCCGAGCGGTGACATCATGACTGTAACTCTGAGAGATGCAAGAACTACTAACTGGATAGCTTAATAGGAGGACCGAATGACATTAGATAAATTAAAACCTGCTGAAACAAAGGAATTGGATATATCAGAATATTTCGAAGGTGAAAAGGTAGTTATCAAACTTAAACATTACAGCAATTGGCAGCGGAATGAAATCTTGAGCCTTATGACCAGCGGACAGGAGTATGATGAAAAAACAGGTAAGGTTGTTTTCAAAAATACCGGGTTCCAGACAAAGCTGTTTTTTAAAGAATTGCTCTACGGAGTTGCTGAGGCTCCCTTTGAATGGACCGAGAAAACTATTCAGGAAATTGATGAAAAGAATCCTGATCTGCTGGCATATATACATAGTGAGGTGCAGAAATATAACGTCCCTTTCGGGCAAATGAAATAAGAGAGATCCGACAAACAACAAAGTGGTATTTGTCAGGGCGCAGATTTAAGCAGGGGACGAGGGAAGCTCTCTTGATGGCACGATGGTATTGGTGGATAGAGACCTGCACAGGAATGTTAGATGGGGATGGTAATTTAAGACATCTACCAAGAGAGGGTGGATATTTTGATCAGGATTGGAAGCATATGGCTATATTGAATATTATCCGTTTGGAGTTTGTGGCATATATGGATAAGCAGGTTAAGTTGTCTATGAGGAAGAAATAATGGCTAAGTTTGTAGAAGCTGAAATAGGTATAACTGCAAAAGATAAGACCAAGAAAGGTGTTAAATCAGCAGAACGTAGTGTGCAATCTCTTGCTAAATCAGTCCGGAAATATGGCCTACAAATAGGTGCCGCTACGGCTGCCGTTTATGGTGCTGTTAGAGCCGCACAAAAACTTGTTGATGCTTACAGAATACAGGAGCGGGCAGAAATAAAGCTCGGGGCAGCTCTTAAGGCTACCAATAATCAAATAGGCATTTCTAAGCAAGCGATGCTTGAATATGCAAGAGAATTACAAAGGACTACTACATATAGTGATGATGCTATCATTAATGCTGAAGCATTAATGGTTACGTTCACGCAGATAGGCAGAGACGTATTCCCACAAGCTGTAAAAGCAGCGGCCGATATGTCGGCAATGTTTGGACAAGATTTGCAGCAGTCCGTTATTCAGCTTGGTACAGCATTGAATGACCCTATTCAGGGTGTAGGACGATTAAGGCGCATTGGTATCTCATTTACTGAACACCAGAAAGAGATGATTAAAACACTCATGGATGCTGGTGATGTCATGGGTGCTCAAAAAGTTATCCTTGATGAATTAAAACGTGAATTCGGAGGGGTTGCAGAAGCAGCAGGCAAAACAGCTCTTGCGAGCCTTGATCGATTTAAGAGTGTAATGGGTGATGTTAAAGAGCAAGGGGGGAGGGCAATAGCAGAATTCTTTAAGCCAACGGTTGATTGGCTTACTACCCTTGCCTCAAAATGGGCGGATGCTGCAAAGGCACAGAACGATTATTACGATGCAAGAAAAAGGCAAAAACAGGGGAAGGCTACAGCGGAAGATGAACTAACAATTGCAATAAGGGAACTAGAGAATTTGCGGAAGAGCCGAGAAAGATTGGCAGCAGGAGGAGAGGTTAAAGGAACATTATCCACTCCTAAAGCTGTACTTGATAAACTGGATAAAGAAATAGCTACATTGGCTTTAAGAGTCCAAAGCCTGCAACGTACAGTCGTTATACAAAAAGAGCAAGAAGAGAAACAGGCTGAGATAAATCGAAAAAGACAGGAAGAATTAGAAAGACAAGCTGCTATTGAACAAAAATACAGGGAACAGTGGCAAAAGATACTAGAGATACAGGACGAGCTTAAATCACCTCTTGAGAAAGAAAGAGACAAGTTAATAGAATATTTAACCTCTATCAGTTTGGCTTGGGCAAAGGGCAGTGAGTTTGAGCAGACAAGGCTTGAGATACAGAAAAAAATAACTGATCGGCTTAAAGAAATTGAGGAACAATTACATCCAAAAATAGTTGGTATGCGAGGCGGCAGAGAAGTAGAGGGTTATAGGGAGACTGGCGGGAAATATGCTGGAGCTATTAATTATGCCCCAACTCCGGGGGCAGGAACACCGGCGGGGCAATTATTCAGCGGGACAAATGCAAATATGGCAGTAGGTCAGGCGATAGGGTCATTCGGTCGATTCGGAGCAATTCTTGCTCAAATAGCAGGTGTTGTTGGCAATTTCGGCAGTGGACTCATACAGGCAATCGGGTCATTGAGTTCGGTGAAAGCGATCCTTGATCCTATAACGACGATATTGCAAGGGGCAATGAATGTTCTGGGTCCATTGATAGACGAAATATTAAAACCACTACAGGGGGCATTAATTGTATTTGGTGAGTTAATTGGACATATGATAGCACCTATACTTAAATTACTTTCGCCGGCAATAACATGGCTGGCAAAAGCGTTTATCTGGATATATAACAAAGTATTAGTCCCAGTAGGCAATGCAATACTTTGGGTTGGCGATCAATTAGTTAAACAATTAGATGCACTTTCAAGACCCTTTAAGTTTGTTGGAGATTTACTTGGATGGGTAGGACAGGTCATATTGACATTTGGCAAGAATGTTGGAATTGCTATCTGGAATATCACACATCCGTTTAGACAAAAGGCATACGCATCGGGTCCGGGCGCTTTTCAATCATCAGCATTTACGACGCCCCTACAGGGTCTGAATTATGTACCCTTAAACGAGATCGATATGGCAACGTTAACTACAGCAGGAGCCTCAGCTCAAGAAGGAACAACGGGGGCTGGTGCTAATTATACCGCTGGGCGAAATCAGACATTTAATATTTATATCAGTACAGATGTTATTGCTGGAGACGACGGGATGGATGATCTTGCATTAATGATCCGGAATAGGATACAGCAGTTGGAGGCTATCGGACTATGAGTTGGTATATGGCCTTTGACTTCCAAGATGGTAGTGGTTGGCGAGAAATAACAGACAAGGTGCTGCTCAAGACCCTGAAACGGTCACAGGTATTATATAACAAACTTACGCCTACTTGCGACATATTAACATTCTCTATGCTCGATGACAGCACCATACGGAATCTATTGCTTACGGCCAGTGATGATGTACTTGTCAAAGTAACCAAAGATAGTGCTGATTATTTCTATGGCAAAACTCGGACGAATTACAAGATAGTTACACGCAACGAAGTACAGGTAATTAATATCGAATGCCAGGACAATGGATATAGGTTACAGAAAAAAATAACGAGCTTAATTCAGTACACGAGCAATAAAGTATGTGATACGATTAATACCGGCAGTTCTATCGTCCACAGGTTGCTGACGGAGGCCGGATACACGAGTGGAGAAATAGATGTAAGCGATATAGATAAGACAATTAATTATTATGTTATCGAACCGAATACAACTACCTATTGGGATGCATTAAAAGAGTTACTGTATAATTTTGGGTATTTATTTTATCACGGTGTGGATGGCAAATTTAAGATATATAATTTCGCCCCTACTGATACGAGTAATTCAAATAATTTCGACAACACTAATATGTACGGTGAACTACAGCTTACAAGGGTATTCGAGCAGTATGAGGGCGTGCAGATTAAGTGGTGGCCGGAAGAAACATTGAGCAATGTTATTGTCTTTAGCGATACAACGGGCGGTGATAGTCAGTATAAGTGTAATATTAATATAAGCGCTGATGGGTGGTATCCTCTTAATTGCGATACACAGACCGTATACTGTAATTACAAGATACAAGACAGGGAAATAATTGCAGTTACAGGGGCAAGCCTCGATGTTGTTAAAGATGCAGATATTGTAGTTGATACCGAAACTTATAATGCTAAAAATGCAATAATTAAATTACACAATACAGGTGCCGGTGTTGAGACGGTATATAAGTTCGACATCAAAGGCAATGCAGTGGTTCGAGGTGATGCAAAAGCTTCCCTAAGGCTTAATGTGATTGGTACCGAGAAGATACTGGAACTTGAAGCAAAATATATTACCTCCGAAACCGATGGTAGCAAGCTGGCAAATGCACTTGCAAAATATTATCAATACTCGGATTTTGTCTATACTCTCAAGAGCGATGCTGATTATTCAGTTGGCACTTATGTTACTGTTACAGAGACGAAAAGCGGATTAAGTGGCGAGATTTGTCGAGTAGTTAGGCGAGAAGACAATGCTGTTGATGAATATATTAAATACGAGCTGGAGGCTGTAAGTGAATATACGGCCGATACAGTAATAGTAACCGCTGAACATACCCCGCCAGCTCCGGCAGAGCAGACGCAAAATAATGTAGATAGTTTGAATGAGCGACCAACTTATGATGAAGTTATAGACACGGGCTGGGATACAGGAACGGGAACGACTACTCCCGTACAAGTTACTTTTGTAAAGATAAAAGGGTTTTTTAAGGGTGCAGTTTTAAAGTGGCAAAGACAATCTAATTTAACCAATTTAGACTATTATCAAGTACAGATAAGTAATTGCGGAATTCAAAGCTGTGGATTGGAAGATATTACTGAATCTACCGAAACGGGATTGTCCGCGTCAACTACATATTATTTCAAGGTGACAATTGATGGGGGGACTCAGACTGAATACAATATTACTACTGGAACTGATACTACCTACTCCGCTGTAATTGCTTTGATGAACGCAGCCGTTTCTGGTGCAACTTTCTTTATAATGGATAAAAATCTCTATTGTAGAAGCAATACGTTTGGTGCGACTTCCTCTATTTCTCTGGCGAGTGGAACTACCGGGACAGATCTTTTCACTTCATTAACAGGATTTTCCGCATTCGATACCGCTGAAGACGGAGTTGGAGGTTGGTACTCTCTCAGCTTTGACGGTGATGATTGGAAGGATACGTTAAACGATTATACGAATTGGTATAGTGAGTTGTTAATTCATTCTCCAGTCCCTCTTCGTGGGAGTTCAAGTTATGCATTAGGACATGTGCTAGGATATCGCGTAAGAGCATATACGAAGACAGGAGAGGCTGGAACGTGGTCAAGTACAGCGGTGGTATTGGTTTCTCCGATTGAGACTGGTGAGATAGGAAAGAGGGCAGTCTATGCTGATATGGTTGATACTAACGTTTTAAATGCTCTTATCGCAAAAATACACGGTCATCTTGAAATCTCCGAAACAGAGGGTTATTTGAGCAAGTATGGATATAAAGTCAATCCTCCTCTCGGTTCAAGGAGAGTTTATATAGATAATGACGAGTTCAGAGTAGAAGAGTACATTGCTACTGAAAAAAAAGAGAAAGTGATTGATAATGATACCGCTCGAAAAGCAATAGCAGATATACAGCCACTAACTTCTACAAAAGTTTTAATCGAAGAGAGGGGTGTGGGCTCATCAAGTAATTATTTAACAATTGCTGAATATGATTCTTCAACTGATAGTTGGACGCTTGGTACCACATATGAAGTAACAGATATAGTACACAATTTACATTCAAAGCATGTTATTACATTTGAGGGAGTATCGACTTACTTTGCGTTTGTTTATGATGATGTTAATTATCCGGTTAATTTGAACGGGGTAACAAGATATAAAACCGTGGTAAAAGGGTTTACTGTAAGTGGAACAACTATCAGCTTAGCAACTACAGTTGTCGATGATTCAGCGCCATATTCGGTTGATACCATAGATGGATGTGAATTGTCGTCTACTACAGCATTCTGTGTAAGTCAGGGGTATTGGGATAACGCAGGAACTTCAGAACGCGCTGTATTTGTAAGGATAATTACCTTTGATGGTTCAACTTTGTCACTTGGAACAAGCTATAAAATCGCAGATAATACAAGTTGGCTGGGAACTAACTTCAAAGGGACTGGCAAAATTACAAATGGGAAAGTCGCAGTTGGATACACAAGCGATAATTATATTGTAACATATTCAGGTACAACGATTACTGGCTCAACGTATAC